CTTTAGGTTCTTCTATTTCAACTGGAAATTCACAAGGATTTGATTTAACTGACTCAACTAAGTTTGGTTCTAAGGCATATGCAAAAGCTGTAAATGCTATATCAAATGCAGATGAGTATGATATTAATATGGTAGTAACACCAGGTATTGTAAGAAGACTACACCCTGCAGTTACAACTGATGTATTAGATATGGTTGAGGCTAGACAAGATTGTTTCTATATTTCGGATTTAACTGGAGTAAACGATACAATAACACAAGTAACATCTCAGGCTAATGCAATTGATTCAAACTATGTAGGTTCTTACTACCCTTGGGTTAAGACAGTAGACTCTAATACAAATAAACTAGTTTCAGTACCACCATCAGTATTACTTCCAGCAGTATACGCAGCAAATGATGCTATATCGGCAGAATGGTTTGCTCCTGCAGGTCTTAATAGAGGAGGTATTATTGGGGCAGTTAGTGTATTAAATAGATTGACACACTCTGAAAGAGATACTTTATATGAAAACAAAGTAAATCCTATTGCTTCTTTCCCTGGACAAGGTATAGTTGCATTTGGACAAAAGACTTTACAAGATAAGGCTTCGGCATTAGATAGAATTAATGTTAGAAGATTATTAATCAATGTTAAGAAGTTTGTTGCTTCTACATCTAGATTCTTAGTATTTGAACAAAATACTGCTCAGACAAGAGGTAGATTTATAAACACTGTACAACCTTATTTAGAAGGAATACAACAAAGACAAGGATTGTATGCATTTAAAGTAGTTATGGATGAGACTAACAACACACCTGATGTTGTTGATAGAAACATACTTGCTGGACAGATATTTTTACAACCGGCTAAGACGGCTGAATTCATTGTAATTGATTTCAACATCTTACCAACTGGAGCATCGTTCTCGGCATAAACAAAAAAAATGAATAACTAATATTTATTAGTATAAAAGGGAAAATAAAAAAATGGCAGAAGTATTAGAATTTAACGAAATGATGTTCACCAACTTCGAACCGAAGATGAAGAACAGGTATATAATGGAGATTGATGGAATTCAATCATACCTTATAAAAGCTGCAAGTAGACCTTCGATAAACTTTGAGACGGTGAAATTAGACCACATCAACACTTATAGAAAACTACAAGGTAAGGGAGAATGGCAAGACATTACAATAACAATGTATGACCCAATCGTACCTTCAGGCGCTCAACAAGTAATGGAATGGGTAAGATTAGGATATGAATCTTTAACTGGTAGAAAAGGATACGCTGATTTCTACAAAAAAGATATTGATTTCTATATGTTAGGACCTGTTGGTGATAAAATCGAACAATGGAAGTTGAAAGGTGCATTTATTCAAGCAGCTAACTTTAATGATTTATCATTTGACTCTAATGACCCTGCTGATATCGAATTAACCCTTTCTTACGATTACGCAATATTAGAATTTTAAGATATTATTCACTACTATCTATATTTTGAAAAGGTTCTCTTAGTGAGAACCTTTTTTATTTTATAACTTTTCGTTTTCGATATACTTATATATACAACTAATAAAGGTTAAATTATGAGCGAAAATAAATTTGAATTCCCAACTGAGGTAATTGATTTACCATCTAAAGGTTTGGGATACCCAGAAGGACATCCCCTAAAAAAAGGAAATATTGAAATTAAGTATATGACTGCAAGAGAAGAAGATATTCTTGCATCTCAATCCTTAATTAGAAAGGGTGTAGTATTGGATAAGTTGTTTGAATCAGTAGTTGTAGAACCAAATGTTAATATCAATGATATTTTTATTGGAGATAAGAACGCTATTCTATTAGCAACTAGAGTATTAGGTTATGGTGCAGAATACAAAGTAGAAATAACTGACCCATCTACATTAGAAGAGCAAGAAGTAACTATTGACTTATCTAAAGTAAAAACTAAAGATTTTAATGAGGAATTACTAAATTCTGAAAATCTTTATAAATTTAAATTACCAAGAAGTGGAACTGAATTAGAGTTTAAACTTCTAACACATGGTGATGAAGCTGAAATTACAAAAGAAAACCAAGCATTGGCTAGATTGTATAAAGGAAAGGGAGATGCTACATTTGATGTAACTACTCGTTTAAAGTATATGATTCAATCAGTAGATGGTAATAACGATAGAGGACATATTACTAAGTGGGTACAAAACTCATTCTTAGCATTAGATACCAAAGCATTTAGAAAATACGTTAAAGAAATCAGTCCAGATATGGATTTAAAGTTTAACTTCACTTCGGAGTTAACGGGTGAGGAGGAGGCACTCGATATTCCCTTTGGGGCCGGGTTTTTTTACCCTGCCGAGTAACTACTCAATTCAACTTCATGACCAAATTTGGGAAATGGTTAACTTCGGTAATGGTTTTACTTGGAGAGATGTTTACTTCATGCCAATACAATGGAGAAAGTTCTATTTCAAGAAGTTGATAGATTTAAAGAAAAAAGAATCAGACCAAATGAAAAAGGCTGAAAGACAATCAAAAGTAAGGGTTAGAAAATAATCCTTACTTTTTTTTTATCCAATATTTATAATAGTATAAAAGTATAAACACATTACTCATGGCAAAAAAGAAAACAAACGAAGGTTTATTCTCAGCATCCAAACGGTTTTCCGATGCATTCTTTGATGGTTTAAAAAATAACGCCACAAAAAGAATGTTATCTAAAGCTGAAAAACAGGGTGTACCTGTACCAATAATTCAAAAAATGAAAAATTTACAAAAGGAAAAGGATGAATTGGATACACTATTAGCAAAAATAGATAAGCAAGCAAAATCTGCAAAAAAATAAAAATATAAATTAAGATGGCTCAATCCAAATTAGATTTATTGAATAAAATAAAGCAAGTTTCAATTGATATTGCATCAATTGAAAAGGATAGCGCCAAATCTCAAGAGGATAGAAATAAATTAATAGAAGCACAAGAACGTAAGGCTAAACGTTTGGGGGCAGAAATAAAAAAAATAAATAAAGAACAACTTGAAGCTACAAAAGGTATTGTATCTTCAATTGGAGAGCAAGAACAAGGATTAAAATCTCTTACTGGAATATTAACTCCCATAAAAGATATTGAAGAAAGAAGAGTAAAAGCTTTAGGTGAATCCAATATAGCAAGTCAGCATAATATTGATACATTATCCAAAGCACAATCTATTAATGAAAAGATAGCAAATTTAACTTCAACCGATATAGTACAAAGACAGGCTCTAAATATGGAATTAGAGCAGGAATTGGGTTCATTAAAAGGTAGAGGTGCTGCATTAGATAGACAAAAAAGTCTTTTAATGGACTCTAATAAATTAGCTAACCAATATGCTGGATTAACAGAAAAACAACGAGCTTTTTTAGAAAAGCAACATGCAGTATATGACGGTATAAAAGATACAATTGGTGGAATATTAGAAACTGCATCACTACTTACATCAACTGTTGGTGGAGTATTAGGTGGTGCACTTATTGGAGCTGGTGTTGCTGGTAAAAAATTATTAGATACATCATATCAATTAGGTGGTTCACTTTTAGATACATCTAACATATCAACAACATTATTTGGAACTGTATTTGAAGATGCAGTTGGAACTACTAAATCTCTTTCAAAAGAATTTGGTGGATTAAGTGATGTATCTTTAACAACACAATACAGAACAAACGTAATAGCTAAAAACTTAGGTATAGGTGCATCCGAGGCGGCATCTCTAACAGGTCAATTTGCTCGTTTAAACGATGGTTCAGCCGAAACTGCACAAAACTTAATACAATCTACTAAAAACTTAGCAGAACAAAATGGACTAGTTCCAGCTGATGTAATGGCTGATGTGGCTAATTCAGCAGAAGCGTTTGCACTATTTGGAAAAGATGGTGGTAAGAACATTGCTGAGGCTGCAGTTGCTGCTGGTAAGTTGGGTGTTTCAATGTCTCAGATTAGTGGTATCGCTGATAACCTTTTAGATTTCGAATCATCTATTAATGCAGAACTTCAGTTAGGTGCTATGTTAGGTAAAAACATTAACTTAGATAAAGCCAGAGCATTGGCATACGAAGGTGACTTGGGTGGTATGGTTAGAGAAACTTTATCATCATTGGGTGGTATCGATGAATTCAATAAAATGGATGTATTTGCCAAAAGAGAAGTAGCTAATTTACTAGGTGTATCGGCTGATGAATTCCAAAAGATGGCAACTAACGCTGATAAGTTAGGTAAAGACGGAAAAATAATACCAACTCAATATGAAAAGTTAGCTAATAGTGCTAAGGCATTTGGTTCACAAATCTTTAGTGGGATTCAAGGATTAGGTAGTATGGCTGTTGCTGCTGGACAAATGGGATTCAGTTTAAAGGATGGTTTATCATCTATGAAAGGTATGGGTGGTTTAGGTGGAAAGATTGGAAAAATATTTAGTAAAGGAGGCGGAGGCCCACTAACTAAGGCTGGTAAACCTGATATGAGATTTAACTCTAATAAAGGGTTAGGAAAAATGTCTAAAGGTGGTGGAATGGGTGGAATGATGAAAGGTATGGGTGCCGGAATGAAAGGTATGGCTTCAGGGTTTGCAGCATTTGCTAATCCAGCAACTCTATTAGGACTCGCAGCAATTACGGCAGGAATTATAGGTATTGGATATGCATTAAGAATAGCTGCACCTGGAATTGAATCACTTGGTAAAGCAATTGGTTCTATTGTAGAATCGATAGGTACTGCAGTAAAAACAATTATAGGTGGGTTGGGTGATTTCTTTATGAAAGTATCATCAGTAGCAACTCCAGAACTTGCATTATCTGTTTTAGGATTAGCTGGTGGTTTTTATGCTTTGACTGGTTCATTGGCAGCATTTGCAATTGCTGGAATAGCCGCAATACCTGCTATGTTAGCAGTTAGTGCTTTCGGAGCAGCAAGTGGACTTTTAGATTTAGGTGGAGATAGTGGTGGTGGAAGTGGAGATTCCGATTTAATAAATGAAATTAGAGGATTGAGAGACGATTTAATTAATGGTAAAGTCGGAGTTTATTTAGATGGAAAAAAAGTAACGGCTGGAGTTGCTAGAGTTTCAAATGCCAGTTCATTTAACGTATATAGTAATTAAATTATGCCAACACTAAAACAATTATTTAAAAATAGACAACTTCCCTCACAAGGTGGAAAGACTGCAGAAGAAGCATACGATATTAGAAATTCAAAAGATATTCGTATTT